TTGTTGTATAATCTTTGTTTTTAAAAACTCTTATAACCATTTTTAAAACCCCCTTTTAGTAAAATTAAAAGCACCAATCAATTAAGTTCCGAACCTTAATCAAGTGATGCTCTTATAGTTAGTAGTATTCAGTTTACCATTGATAGCATTTCGGACTACTACCAACTACTCTTAAATTATATCACTAAATCTAATGATAATCAATTATTAATCTTTAAATAATGTTAATTGCTTATAGCTTTTATTATATTTTTGATAATTGTAATTAAATACATTCATATTAAATGTAGGCTTCTCTATTTCAACAAACTTACCATTATCAACTCTTTTTTCAAACTTTAAATCTTTATCTTTTGGGTATGGTAAATTAAAATTATATTCTTTCAGTATTTTTTTTGCTTTCTTATTTAATGGCAATATATATCTAAACATTAATCCGTTTATTTTATCTATTCCCTTATATTTACAAAAATCATAAGTGAGCCAAAATACTTTTTCTTTATGCTCGTATTTTGCATTTTCAATACATAAAGATTTACAGCTTCTAGGATGTATTTTTTCTTTGGTTTTTACATCCATATAAACTGTTGTTTTAAAACTACCTAGATAGATAAAATTACTTGCTTGATATACATAACCACATTTACCCATAATACCATCTGCAAGTGTATATAAGAATAAGCAATTTGTGTTTTCTTTTAGCCATTTAACTAACATAGATATAACTCTACTACCAAAAGATTTGTCTTTATTACAAGATGGGCTAAAACACATTTTTCCTATCTCTAAATAGTCTTGCGTTTTTAAATCGTGCTTATTAAATATTTTTTTTATTGTTTGTAATGGTTGTGTTCCCCACCCTAATGTTACAACACCTGACAATTCATCATTCTCATAAAAACCAACCCAATATTTAGTAAGTCTAGGCAAGATTTTAGAATAGTGATATTTTTGAATAAAATTAATTGCTAACGTTTTATCTATCAATTCTAGTTCCATATTTTTGTTTCCTCATTTGCTTTCTTTTTTCTCTAATAACCCAAAACTGATGTTCTAGTCTTTTTAAGTGTTTGCAGTTCTTTTGTAAGCAGTGCATATTTTTTACTTGCTTTTCAGTTAAATAACATCTATGCAGTTTACAATACCCTACACATTTATTTCTAGTAGCCTTTTGATTAAACGCACATATTAATAACTCACTCATCAGAATCACCCATAAATGATATGATGGTATCACGCTCTTTACCAAAAGTTAATCTCATTTGTCCGTTTTGTGCTAAACGTTTCTTCATATCACATAAGCTCTTAACTGATTTGAATAGGCTTTTAAATCTACGCTCAAAATATTCTTCGCACTCTTTTTGATTACCGATTTTATAACCCTGCTTATTAGATACAATACACTTTTGCATATTTTCCCATTCATTGATACATCTAACATCTTGCTCTATATCAACATTGTGTCTATTAGTATCAGTCTTAAAAGTGTAATATTCAGGTAATGCTTCACATATTTCTTGCTTACTGATGTATTTACCATCTGCATAATTGTCCTTTAAAAATTCATATAATTTGTATTGTCTTGTATTCATATTTTCAACCCCTTAAATAATTGTTTCTACATCTTCTAAATAACCATCTTCATCACATTTTTTGATGTCTAGTAAAACTAATCTACTACCATACTCTTTTTTTAACTTGTTAGCAATTTGTCTTGCTTCTTTTTTTGTTGGTATGTTATCAATGTAATCAGTATAATCATAATTATTAATATCATCTAAACGATACTCTATTGTGTAATCATATTTTTTCATAATCTTTTCCTCACTATCTATCATTTCTATACTCAATTAATTTAGCACCATTTGTAATAAAATGATTTAATAAACTAGGTGTGCTAGTTGCTAGATTTAATGCAATAATTCTTCTTTGGTATCTTAAAATAGCAAACATAATTATTCCCCCTTTACACCAACACCACAAAATTGTGTGCTAGGCTTCTCACCACTTGTTTTAATAGCATTGTGTGGTTTAGTGCTAAATGGCTCATCACTTGATACACCATCATCAATACCATCATAGATTAAAGTGTGTTCTTCATCTTTAACCTCAACTTTTTCCGTAGGCATATTGTCAATGTCTACACCATATTTTTCCATAAAATACTTTTTCATTTGTTCTTTTGTCATTTTCTTTTACCTCGTTTCCTTTATCTTGACACCTATATCTTACACCTAAATTATGTGATAATTATGTGAAAATTGTAAAAAGATTATGTAAAATACATTTTTTTAAAAAATCGGTATTTTTATATTGATAAATGTATGATACAATTTAATTGTATTTAGAAGCACACACTAAATACCCTCCTTAATAGTATGAGCCGACCACTCATACGACATACTAGGTTTTAATCGCTAATCCCCTAGTATGATTTAAAGTATAATTTTTTCATATTTTTTTACGAGAGAAAACGCAAGAATCTCCTTTCCAATCAATCCCAAACCCATATCTTGCGTTTTTTCTTTTATCTTAATATCATAGTCTTAATTTAATTTTTATTTAAAACCCTTATAAGTTATCACTAAAATAATAAAAACGCAATTAAAACATATCTAGCGTTGTTATAATAAGAAAAAAGCACTCTATTTGGTGCTTTCTTTTTCTATATGTTCTATTTGTTCGATATTATGCTCTATTAATTTTGGTTTTTCAGTTTCAACAGGTGGTGTATAATTATATGTATCAATATTGATATGCTTATCTTCTAATAGCCATACAAAAAACTTTTCAATGAAATTAGATAATGCTATGTAGAAATCGGCTTTTAATATCTTCATAGCCTTTTCACCACTTGAATAACTAAATACTGCCGTTGCAACCATTGATGTTAAATATATCATTAATTTACAAGCATCAGCTAAACCAAAACCATCTTTTGCACCAAAACCAACGTATGCAAAAATTAAACCTATAATCAATGCAGTCATAATTCTTGAAGCATAAGATATATACTTAAATCTCTTTGAATCATCTTGTATTGCTTTTGATGATGATGTTTCTTTCGCACTTAATATTGTTTCAGGTGAATTATACCCAACAGGTAATTCTTCAAACAATAAGCCTTTAAGCGTTTTTCTTTTGTAGCGTGATAGAAAATACCTATCGGTTTCTTCTTCGTTAATGTAGACATAATCAGCTTTCTTTATTTCTTTATAAGAATATCTATTTCTTATGTAATTTAATATTTCAGGTGTTATCTCTAAATAACCACACTTTGTTTCAACATAATCACGCTTACGATTTTTGAAATCAACCTTACAAAATTCAGTTAGATTAAATATTTGTCTTTTATTATTAATCTTTTCTGCTTTATCATTATAAGCCTTTTGATTATTACGATAGCGTTCATCTCTTTGTCCGTTTAGTTCACCATCAGGGTAATAAGCACAGTGCATTATAATTGTTATCAATGTTAAGACAATAAAGTCAATCCACGAAATCTCATCTTTGAAATATGCTTTAACAAGCAAGTAAAGTGCTAATACACCCACAACTAATATTGTAAGTGTAATAGTCCTTAATCTAATTATTAATCCTTTTTTATGTTCCATTTTTAAACTCTCTTTCTATATGATCCTATTTCACTTTTTTGGTAATCTTATCTAGTTGCCACTTTTCATACGCAGGTTTCTTAATGATGTTAAATACACCACCACCTGCAAGTGATAAGATAATGAAGCCTACACAACCATTTAATTTTTCAAGTTCTATTTGTCCGAAATAAGTAATAACGTATATGATAGCAAAAGGTAGAATAATAATTAATCGTGAATAAATATTTTGTTCCATCTTTAATTTATCAATTTTATTGCTTATTGCTTCTTTTACTCTTTCATCAGTTGAACGAGCTAATTGTTGTAAGTAAGAATCTAGTTTATCTCTATAATGCTTTTCAAAAATAGCCTTTGCAGTAAAGATTAATGCTATGACTAAAACAATACCACTTAAAGTTATTTTGTATTTCATACTATTTTCACTAATGAAATTAAACACAATAATAGTAGCACTACCACCAAAAGTAAGTAAGAAATCTAAAATAGAAAAGGTGATATATTGTGATTTATTACTCATAATAACACCACCTATCTAACGTTAGTAGTTTTATTAGATGTGTCAATTATGTTTTTAGATTTTTTCTTTTCAATTAATGGTTTTACATCTATAACTTGTGTTGTATCAGGTTTAGATAATCCCTTTGCTTCTGCAAGTGCCTTATGTAAATCATCTTTAATTTCTTGTGGCACTGCAATAGAGTTATCGAAATATGCAGTAAACTTATCGAAGCACTCAATTAAACGATTAGTCTTTTCAGTTACTAATTGTAATTGCTTTTCAGTTCTCTCATCAACAACCTTAACAATTTTTGATAGTTCATCTTGCACTAATGGTTGTAATTCAATATTGATAGCAATACCCTTAATTTGCTCGGTAGTGGCATCAACTGTGTCCTTAACAATTTTCTCTATTTGTATCTTGTTAATGAATTTCTTAATGCTACCACTAAATAAAGCATAGAAGCAAGATGATACAATACCACCGATAGTAATACCTGCTAGATAAGGTGAGATAATATTCCATACTTTTTGAATATTCTCAATAACTACATTTAAAAACATTAAACATCACTCTCTTTCTTTTCAATATTTAAAGGCATTTTAGTAGTGTTATCAATGATAGTGTTAGTATTTTCATCATACTCAAAACATTCTAAATTAATACCACTACATTTTCTAGTAATAGGATTATAATATTTACAATTTAGACAATCCGAGTTACGTTGTATTTTCTTCTTTGAAATATTATAAAGCATAATATCACCCCTTTGCTATAATTATATTATACTTAATTGAAAAAAACAACATTTCATATTATAATGAAAATAGCAAACAATAATACTCTCTCTCATATTCCATTGTTATTGTTTGTTAAGGGCTAGAGATAGCCCTTTTCTTTTTTATAAAGAAAAATAGAGCCAATTAAGGCTCTACTCATTCTCTTGATTAGTTACCACCATAAATAGTGATACTATAACACATATTAAAATGATAATAACATATCTCATAGGCTATTCTTCATTATTTTGATTATCTTGCTTATTCAATTCATCATATTGCTCTTTAGTAATTTCCACGAAGCCTTTAGGTGTTTCCTTTGGTATAAAATTACTTGCTATAAAGAATGAATTTTCCTCTTGATTATAATAATATTTCATAGGCTTATTTCCTTTCTATTATGAGATTTTGATAACTGTATCAGTTAAAGCATTTACATTATTCGTTGTAGCAGAGCTTGCCGAATAGTCGTAATAATATATTTGAAGATTTACATTACTGCCAATTAAGCCTCTTATTTGATAATTTGTAGTTCCATCAAAAAACATCTGCCTATAAGAAAAATATGAGCTTGTATTTGTAAATCCTAAATTTCTTAAATATTGTCTAAGTGTGTTGACTACAAAAGGTGTTTCACTATTATTATAAACATCTAAAGTAAAGGCAGTGCTTAAAACAGAAAGGGACATATGATGCTGATATAATTCACTACCACCACTATTTTCTAATGTTGTTACTCGGCTTTGTAAATCAAGAACATCATTTTGCAACTGACCTATTTGTGTATTTATCATATCAGTATCTACACCACCTGCCTTATATACAACATACCATTGGTTATTATCATCTTGAAGAAAACCTGCATTTAATGTTAAAAAACCACCCAAAATATTATCAGTGTATGTTGAGAATTCAATTATATGCTTATAGCCACTTTGTGTAATTTTGTCATAAGATATAACATTAAAGAATGTATCAGTTGTTATTCCACCCTCTGTTAGAGTATTCATTATTGTTCCATTTACAAACAATGCTCTCTTGCCACTTAATATTGCAGTTTCTAAAGCACTTGATAATGTAACAGGGTAAGGGACTGATGTTCCTGTAATTGTTATATCACTTAATTGCACCTCATAAGGTTTATATAGTGCTAGTAAATCAATATCTTGTCTATTTGTTGTAATTAAACTCTTTAAGTATGCACTAACGAATTTATTACTTGAATTTGTATCACTTACTAAATCGGCATCTAGTTTATGGCTTGAATCAATTACATTTTGTTTAGCATTTAATAGTGCTTGTATTTGTGCTTTTGATAATGTATTACCACCTATAATTGTAAAGAAGCCATTATCATATATTGCAGTAAATACTATTTTACCACCGGGTGCTAAAAATTGTGATACATTTCCATAAGATAATGTTGCACCACTATTGTAATTAGTTGGTAAATTAAGGTTGTGTCTTACGCTTCCATTAGTAATATACAACATTGTATTTGTTCCCATTGTAATACCACTAAAATCCAAGATAAATGTATGTATTGTTTCATCTACTAATGTTGTATTGCTAGGTAGGGCAAAATCGACTGCATTATTAGTCATTACACCATTTAATGTATGATAATATACACCACCGAAAGCACCACTACCAATGATAATAGTTGATGAAGCAACATTTAATGTAAATGCACTAGGTAAAGTTGTATTACTATAAATTGTTAGGTTATTAGTTGCAGATGTTGTAATATTTGCCGATAACTCAACGCTTAATGTAACATTTTCATCTATTGTAATTTCACTATCACCAAGTAAAGCAAAATCACCATTGATAGATACTTTCTTATAAGTTCCACCTGTAAAATCAGTTGTTTCACTTGTTGTTGAAGCAATAGGTGTATCGTTTGCTTTGATTACCATTGTAAATGTTACATCATCTATATTATTATCAAACATAGCATAGAAATTACAAGTGAAAGTATTTTTATTAGATAGTTCAAATGTTAATACGCTAGTCTTTTCAATAGTGTATGAGCCAAAATCAACGCTACCTAATTGTGTTGGTAGTGTCTTACTTGTATTTACACTATTAGATACTAACTTATTGTTAGTGAAATCAAACCTATATACATCATTAAAAGTCTTTGGTAGGGCATAATCAGTAACAAATTGTTTAGTTGCACCATCACTATTTGTCATATACTTTTGATTAATAGGTGTAGGATTACTAGAATTTTCTTCACTAATATCATAAGTTGCATATCGTGATTTAGCAACACTTGTTGTTCCTATTAATATTTCATTTAGTTCGGCAACAATCCCGTTAAAATCAACTTGTAGATTATGATAAATATTACCTCTCTTGTAGTAAATATCTACTATCTTACCACCGACAATACTTGCTAAAATATTTGGTGTTGTTCCACTAGGTATTAGATTTTCATCATAATTACCCTGTATTAAACCCATTTCAGTATTAGAAGCAGTTTCAACAGTTGGTATTTCAATAGTGTCCCAAGTATTATTTACATTGTATCTACAAGTGTATGATTTATCAGTTCCACCTGTAATAGTCCAAGTCCATATAATGACATCACCATTTCTAGCAGTTAAACCCCAAGTAGTCATCAACTCATTTAATCGTGGATTTGTTGGTGCATTTGGTGATGTATAACTACCACAATATCTAAATGATGTAAGTAATTGATTATTAATATCTATTACATCTTGTTTTAATTGTGTAATATCACCCGTATTAGTTGTTACATTAGTAAAGTTTTCTGCAACCCTTTGATTTAAGTAATTAAGGGCTAGTCTTACATTATCAGTTTTAATGTTACTACCATTTGCTATGCTAACTTGAATAAGTGAATCAGTTTTATCTTGTTTTAATAACATATTTGCAAGTAAACTATTTACGTTAGCAATTAATGTAGACATATCAGTATCTTCTTCAATACCACTATCTACCATATTTGTTGCTCTAACAATGTTAAGCTCGAAATTGTTTGATGTAATATTTCCTACTACCTCATTTGTTGCAACACCATTAGTTATTGTAGTCTTTAATGCTACAACATTAATACAATATGTTTGTGTGCCATAGTATAATGTAAATTCCTTTGGCATTTTTCTTTCGTATAAAGTATATAACTTGTTATCAATAACAACATTATCTTTAACAAAAGTAAAGTAATATGGATTGCCTACCTTTTGGCTTCCATTTGCAAGTGTGTAATACATACCCATAACAACATTATTAGAATAATCTACGTTTTCTAGATCAGTTTGATTTTCTAAAATATTGCTAGGCACATATACATTTAGTAGTGTATCATTATAAGAATATTGATTTAATTGAAAACCACAACTTAAAGATAATACGCTACCATCATCATTTAAAATAATCTTAATTGTTTTCATTTGTGCTTCGCACCACCTTTCTATTTTAATTTTAACATAAATATAAAAAAATAAAACCACTAATTAAAGTGGCTCTATTCTACATCATCTAATTGTTTTCTATTAGTAATTGCTTGTGATTTATTATAACCACCAAAAGTAATTAACCAATTATTATTACCCATATCGTAATTTTTACCGAAAACTAAAGGGTATTCCCCTGCATTATCAGGCTCTCTTACAATAGCAAAGGCAACACTATTATCTCGGCTAGTTTCATCAACATCACTAACATCTTCTACATCAAGATATACTAAATAACCACTTGAATTATGGCTTATTGTTAGTAAATCATTTGTAGTTAATGCTTCTGATTTGAATAAGATATTTTCTTCTAATATTGTATCTGCACTAAACTTATTAATCTCTTGATTTAAGAAAACGATATAATACTCATCATCATCATAATCATTATTCCACATCATATTACCTAACACAATTCTATCGGTATTAGTTGTAATTTGTATATTGTAGTTAAATGATAACTGCTCTCTATTGTCTTTAGCAATAATGTAGCCACCATAATTTGATTTGTATTGATTAAGGGCATTAGTTATCGTAGTAGGATTAGTTGATGTATTTAAACCATAATCAACGCTTTCAATACTGCTTCCATATATTTTATTATAGAAAGACATATTAGTTAGATTTGTTTCAGTTATTTCAGGTAGTTGGTTTATAAATTCTCGTTTAGATACACCACTTATACTAGGTAAATCTTTTAAAATAACAAAGTCCATTAAATCGGCTCTACCGAAAACATCTACATATCTTACATAATCTCTTATCTTATATGCTTGTTCGTAATCAGTTCCTTTAAGATGATTTAATAATGAAAAGATATTTAAAGCATAATGTAAAGTATTTTGTGTAGCAGTTTGTTTCTCACCACAAGAATAATTATCTTGAAAATCCCATTCTAGCGTATATGTATTTTTAGATGTATAAGTATTGATAGGTAATAAGTTCGTATACAATGTTGTATTAGAATTATCGTTATATGTTTTATCACCATCACCCTTTAAGAAAGTAAGTGCATATTTAGTTGGTGATGACATTTTAAACATATCTAATATTGCATTATGTTCCATAAGCGATAATCTAACACCACTAGGCTCATCACCTAAAACTATATAATCATCAAATGATATTTCTCTTTTTACAATGTTTCTTTCACTTATTTCATAAAATCTAGGCTCACTAGGTATACCTATGATTTGTGATAATCTATTGAAATCTTTTGTAAACTCGGTTTTTTCTTCTATATGGTCGGCATAATAAAGCCTTTCTACTTTACTTGCATAATACAAGTTATTATCTATTGTATATAATCTACCCTCTTGCATTGTGCCATCTAAATCATTAGTCCAAGATGTATAACGATATGTAGTGTTTCCTGTTCTAATTAATTTGCCATAAGTATTTAAACCAAAGGCATCACTAGATATTAATTTGTCTTGTTGTTGATTAAATTGTGTATGTATAGGGTATTTATCTATATCACTATTTAATAGATATTTTCTAATATCAGGTCTAGTTGTTGTTATTCTTACACTATCTTTTGTTCTATAAACTATCTTAAAGTAATACTCATTTATTTGTATAGCTTTTATTTGTGTTTCATTTAAACCGAACGCTCTACCTAAAATGTTTTTCATAGAGTAAGCGCACTCTACACCTGTTGGTTGTGGCTCAACATATTGCATACCCTCAATTAAATTAGTTCCTAGATGGTAATAAATAGCGTGTGGCTTATTTGGTAAATCTGCACCATAATTAAGCACTCTATAAATATTATACTCGAATAAATATTGCGTTATATCTCTCTCAACATTGTTATTGTTATAAGCATATAATTTTAATACCTCTAGTATAGGGTATTTTGTTTTTAATTTAACAACATCATTATAAACTAAACCATCATCACTTTCACTTGATGTATGTAAATATTCAGTAATACTACTACCAAGATTAAAGTAGTTTGTTACATAAGATGTTAAAGCTGATACATACTCTTGTGCGAATTTAGAGTGAAATATAGTGTTTTTAGTTCCACCTAAATAATTTTTAGTAGGTATTCCATATCTAACAAAAGATACCAAGAATTGCCCTGTCATAACATCATTATCATCAGTAATTATTGATACAACAGGTTTAGCGTGAACGTATTTTCCTATTTCACTAAATATTTCCCATAAGTTCTTGCCATTAAAATCACTCTCATTTATTTTTGTCTTTTTAAGCAAAGTCTTATCACTTTCACTAACAACAAAAGGTAAAGCAGTATCATAGTAAGCAACACCATTGGATTTACGAAAGGGTAAGTTTGCAAGTTGCGATTTTTGAAATAAGTAATAGGCATCAGTTTGGTCGGCTTCTTTAAATAGATTTATTAATAGGTCGTTTGGATCATACACATTAATTCTAAAGTTCATACTACATTCATAGTTTTGCTCTAAATATGTATAAGTTCCTTTTGTTAAAGCACCTGTAACATCAAACTTTACCATTTCATCTGATGTTACTAACGGATTAATATAGTCATTTGTTTGCATTTTGTGTCTAGTAAACATAAATGTATACTGATGGTTAGGTTGTATTGCAAGTGTGATTTGTCTATTTTTAATTTCACCATTTACAATAACATCATCACTATATGTTCCTCTTGCTACAATAGTGCTTATAGGCTTTACATTGTTATAATTTACTACATTATGGTTTCCGTTTTCTTCCCCATCTTTCCATAACTTACTTTCTACATCATTATAATATTTTGCATATTTAGATGGGTATGATGTAATAGTTGTTTGAGTATATTGATTAGTAACAACGTTTAAATCACCTATTGTTAAATCAACAGGCAAGAATCCTGCAAAGTTATAAACTCTTGTATTAGGTTTACCATAGTAGCATAATAAACTAGGCATTGTAAATGTAAATGTATTATTGTTATTAGCATCATATAAAATGTTTTTATCAATATTTTTCATATATCTAAAATCACGATACCAATTTATAGTTGCAGGATTACTTTCACTTAAAGTTCCCTGTGGGTATGATAAAATTGTATCAACCCACTCATATTGATAACCTGAATAATAGTAATAAATAGATGATGTAATTGGATCACCTATTATATTTTCGCCAAACTTGTAATTGCTTTTAGGGTAAAAAGCATTATCAGTATTTGCATTATTAATATTTAATGTTATCTTTTCATCTAAATCAACTGTGTTTGTTGTCATTAATACATTTTGTAATTTATAAGTAACTGCAATATCATCAACAGGTGTTTGTTGGGCTTTAATACCGACATCAATTAATGATAGATTATGTGTGAAATAAGTATTGTCTGCAAGATTAGGTTGTTCTACATCATCTTCTTGTAAAGCATAATCATAAACCTTTTCAACGAATTCTTCTTCATTGTCTTGCGTGAATCTTACTCTAAACATAGATGTAGGCTCAAACTTTTTCTTAAATGGTAAACCCTCTAATGTAATATTCATTGTTTTAAGGGTATCATCTAAATTAAGTGTTTGTCCTACACCCATTTGAACGTATTTAGAAAAATCATAGAATTCTTCTTCTTTATTTCCATCATTTTCATTTTGCTTTAATAATTTAATTTCAATGTTTATTTTTCCGTATTCCATATTATCTTAATCTCCCTGTTGTTAGATTTACATTGGCTCTTGAACGAGCATAATTAATTTCGTTTTCGAGCTTAAATGTTTCGATTTGATATTCTCTCTCTCTACCTGCATATTTAAAGGCTTTTGATGTAGCACTTGTAGTAAGTGCCATAGCACCACCAATTAATGCACCAACCCAACCACCACGAGAGCCATACCAAGCACCCATAGTAGTTGCAGTTAAAACATCACTTACATCGTGTCTTGCTTCTACATCTCGTTGCATAATATCGGCTAGGTTTTTATCACCCGTTGTTCCTGCAACATCACCTAGAGCATAGTTAGTAGTTGCTTTTGTTAAGGCTATTACAACTGCTACCCCGTGTGTTGCATTAATAAATAGCATACGCTTGTTTAATTTGCTTTTAGGTTTAGTTTCTAGTTCTTGTTCTTCTGTTTCTTCTTTTGGTGATTTATCAGGTGTCTTTTCAGTTGTATCACTAACACTTGTAACACCCTCACCTCTAACAACAACTGTTATTTGTCTTTGTTCTTGTTTCAAGAAAGCCATAAACTACCACCCCTTTGCATATTGATTTAAACTTAAAACAACATTGATAAAATCACTATTTGCAACCTCTATCTTATAGCCACTAATAACCATTTTTGTTACTAGCCATTCTTCTTGTAATACATCATCATTATCGTAGTAATATGAACGTTCGGCAATATAAATCGGTATATTTACATCACCAACACCTGTTGATGTTCCACTAAATGCAGTCGTAGGCTCGGTAGCACTATATCTATTAGCGTTTTGTTTTCTTACGGCTCTATCTATCGCAACAAGTGTCTTATCGTATTTATTAGCCCAAAATGATATTGTAGTTGCTCTTGTTAAATTTGTAATCATTGTAGCACTTATATTAGGTTTATCTTGTGATATATTAGGCTTTGATGTAAATACATAGTTTGTAGTCATTTTAGCAAAAGGCACACTCTTATATTCACCACTTGCATTTAATGATATTTTAAAACCTAAATCAGTATATGTATCTGCACCATTAATATATGATATTGTAAAATCTACACTTAATACTAATGTTCTACCTAATGCACTTGTAAATGGCTCGGTTTCATAATTTACCTCACCAACATTAATATAAATTG